ATCTTGTGATGGAAATGACCTGAGAGTATTAAAGATGCGGTTAGCAACGCTTTGAGTACACGATGCACCTTTTTTCTTTCTAATAGGCCACCATTCAATTAAAAGATCTGCATATTCTTTTAAATCATCAGGTATTACTTCTGGATTGATTATGTAATAAGAAAAAGGATCAGAAGCAACTGATTTTCTCTTTGATTTAAGCTTCATAGCTTTTCTAATCAAGTTTCTGACAACAGCAGATACTTTTTTCTCTTCATCAGTTTGTGATTCAAGCCATTCAATATGTTCTGGCTCTAAATACAAAGTAAGTTTTTCTTTTGGCATAAGTCTATGTCTTTGTATGTAAGTGTAATTCTATTAATTTATTATGTCAACAAAAAGTTTTTTCCTTATTTATTAATATATATATTTATATATATATATATTATTAATACATATATAATTCTTATAAATATTTATTTACTTATATTATATTTCTTTTTCTTTTGGTTCTTTTCTTTTTCTTTTTTGTTGCCATTCATAGTTGTAAAATATCTATGTGCTAGTATTATGGTATAAGTTTGCTATTCATTATGTCTGAAAATGTTACCGAAGAAAAAAGAGAAACTCTCAAAAGGATTAGTGTATCTGTAAATCCAGATGATTATCAGCATTTAAAAGACCTATCGAGAGCAGGACTCTCAATAGGTTTTTTAATTCGTGAAGCTATACACGATTTTGTTATTAAAACAAAAAAATAAATTTACAATCCATCATGCCATTTAGTACCAAAACTGCTTTTCATTTCATCATCAGTAGGTTCATAATCTAAATAAGGTGTTTTAGTTTCATATAAATCTTTATTATGATCCCACCAACAATCAATAATGTATTTATCATCAGAAAAAAAATAACCTCTATCTGATTCTCTACATTCTTCAATATAAAACTCTATAAAAGGTTCATAGTAATCTGGATGTAGGTTATTATCTTGAGCTATTTGTTTAGCTGTATCAGCACAATGCTCTTCAAATTGTTCATTAACATAAAGAGCATCTTTTTCTTCCATAACTTGATCTGGTAATGGGTTATCAATCATTTTTCTACCTCCTGGTTTTCTAATTCTGCAATTGTAAAAGGATCTAAGAAATTTTCTAGAATCGTAATTTGATCTTGAATATGTTTTAAATCTTTATTTAGTTCAAATCTTCTGGCAGTAAAACCAGTAGGATATTGTTCTAATAAACGATTAAGAGTTTCTTTAGCTTCTTTAAGTGCTAGTAATACTTTAGACATTTGATACCTCCTTATAACGTGGATAAGAGACAGTTACATTATTTGTTTTGTATGTCATATTCTCAACAGGAAAGCCAGAAAAATTAAATATTTGATCTAAGAGATCATCTTCATCTTTAGCTTTCCATCTACCTAAACATCTTCTGTTTAAGACGTAAACTTCTTGGTCAGATAGCATCCATTCTGGATCTCCATCTCCCATTTCAGTTGTATAAAGTTCAATGTCAGTAACGTGGTATTTATTCATCTTCTTCCTCCACTAAAAATTGAACATTAAATAATCCTTCTGAATCTTTACCATATTGTGCATAAATTTTATGCTCTTTAATAAAGTCAGTTACTAATTTTTCTACTTTAGATCGTGGATAAATTTTGTATTTGTTATCAATCATTTTTCTACTTCCTGAATAAATTGAACATTTTCTATTTGAGATGAATCAGTAAATCTAGCAAAAGAAAACCATATTCCTTTATTGAATTTTTCTTTAGCTTCTTCTTCTGAATTAGCTTGAACAGAATAAACTCTTTTAATAATTGCTGATTCTGTGATGTAATACTCGTTAATCATTTTTTTAAATCCTCCACAGCATCATTTACTTTTTGGTCAAACCAATCTGAATCAGTAATAACATCAATTTCATGCTGAACTAATTTTTTAATATAGTCCTGTATTAGATGAGATATATGTTTATTGAGTTGGTCAATAAATTCTTCATCAACTTTGTTTTTCATTGGATCGCTAAACATTTTCGTTACCGAATTTTCGTATTTGGAAAGTACTGGTCTTACTTAATTAATTAATGCCAGTAAATTATTGAATTTTATTTAGAAAGTGAGTAAGCAATGTTCTTTCAGCATTTTTTACTTCATCTGGATCTTTATTTTCTGTATATATTTTTTTATTTCTTTGATAGATTAATTCTTTTAAATCCCTTCTATCATTGAGTTTATCATCTAATTCAATCTTACAATCTTTCTCCCAATTTTTAATGTCATCTTCTTTAATAACAGTTTTATACCATCTGTAAAAAGTATCATTATCAACACCATCAAAACCTTTTTTACATTCTGCAATTACTTCTCTTCTAATTAAATCTGGTTCTTTATTTTCATCTAATGCTTTTTTAATTAATTCTCTCATATATGCTTTACAAGAGTCGTTATGTTCGTGAATATTTGCCACTATTTAATCCTCTTTAACTTTTTACCTACTTCTTCTTCAAACTCTAATTCTTCTTCAATTTCTTTTGCAGTTTTGCCTACTCCGTATCTACCTTTTTCTATTTTCATATAATTATCTTCAATAAAATCATCATCCTCAAAAAAAGTCATACAGTTTTCATTATTAATTTTTTCAATTCTTTCAATTACATTTTCTCTATATCCTTCTCCAGAGCTTGCTAAATGATTCACTAATCTAACTATTACTAGTTGATTTTCTGGAGATAACTTATCGATGTTAAAAGGTACTTTCATAATATGTTCGTTCATCTTTTTACTCTCACTAAATTATTTTGAGTCAAGATATGATCTATTAAATCTTTTATTTCTTCTGTAGATTGATAAGCAATTGAAGAATCTTGTAACTTGGCAAATTCTTCTGCCCATACAAGAATACTTAAAGATCTTTTTAATTGATTTTGAGTCATCCAGACTCTTTCTCTTTCATTCATGTTTTTTGTTTATGTGAGATTAATATTAGTATGATATCATAATATTAGTTTATGTACATACATTCATGTCGAGAGTTAAACAATTCATTCATGATCATTCAGAATTTAGTCAATCTGAGATTCAAGCATTCATTCATTCAACCCATTCAAGTCAAAAAGTAAAAAAAACAAATTTTGATTTTTTATTTCAATTTTTGCTTTTTTACTTTCTCAAAACCTAATAATTATCTTTTTAAGTTTTTAAAATATCCCTTTTTTTGTGTTCCATGTATTAACAATGCAAAAGGATCAGGTTTAAAGCAACTTGAATCATCTTTATCTATTTTGTAAGGCTTGCCGATATGCTCTATACCTTTTTTTATTGCTTCGTCTTCTGAATTAACAACTATTGCCCATCTTTTAAAATATCCCTTATGAATTAATATATCCATCTTGCCGCCCATACTTGCCGTTAAATAAAAGTTATCAGGTAATGAGACATTAGTTCCAAACAAGTGCAAAGACTTAGAATAACAATAAAACTTAAGTTGTGGATTAACTCTAGCAACTTTTAACCATGCTCTTAAATATTCACCACTAAAAAAGTCACCACTAGAGTGGATTCTAACTTTATTTATATTTTTGGTTATATGCTTTTGAATTGAAGCATTAATTAATTCATATGTATTAAAAAAACCATCCCCATAAAATCCCCTATTTAAATTTTTTTTAATTAAATCTAAATTATATTTTCTAGCTTTATATACATTCGGATAGCAATTCTCTTGACTTGCGGCATAACAGCGAAAAATATTATTTTCGCCATCTTTAATTGAAGTCTTGCCGTTAGCATTCATAACAACATAAGACTTGCATTCATTAGCCATCGGGCAAGTTTTACCAGCTGGTAAATCAAAAATTAAAGTGTTTTTTAATTTTTTATTACCTTTTGACATTTTTAATAAATCATTCATAATTTTTAAAAAATTGGAAGGTTAAAAGTATTTTAAAAAAAATACTTTTATTTAAGGATCAGTTTTAAATGATCCCTAAATGAAAGTATTAATTTTTTAAATCTTTTAATTTAATATTTGTAATTTTTCTCTGGCTATCATATCGAACATTAAAAGAGCTAATATTTAGCTCTTTAAATTGTTGCTTATTTATAGCTCTTAAACTGGAAGATTCTAAAAAGTCTTTATTATTGTTTAAATCATCAATAATAAGTTTTTTGCTTTTGTAGTCTCTTCCATATGCTGGTAATAAAGTTAAATACATTCGTGTAACTCCTGATTTGATAAAATGTAAGATTTAAACTCAATTAAAGAATGTAGCTCTCTAGTTGAAGTTGTAATAGCTTTTTGATTCTCTTCTAATTCGTGATTAGTTCGGCACTCTGGAAGGTAGTTTTTACAATAACCGATATTCTCACGTAAAAAGAAAATCCTATCATCAATAAGATTTTCTATAATTTTGATTTGATTATTATTAAAGTTCATTTTTAATAATCCTCTGGGAACATAATACAAGTGTTGTTATAATCCATTTTTGAATAATTTTCTAAATCCATCTTATCCTCTGTTAATCCATAACCTACAGTTTTAATCCATATCTTTTTACCAGTGCTTAAAATATATGCTCCTAAAATATCGCCGCCGTTTTCATTTTTTATAGCTTCGTTATTGAATTTTATAGAATCACTCTCAACAATTCCCCAATTACCATAAAAATATCTATTTTGTAAAATTGTAAATACTTCCATAGCAATATTAAAATCTTTATCCATATAGTGAGCTAATGCACTTGAATAATGAATAAAGCCAAAATTAGACTCATTCAATTTTTTTTGATTAAGAAGTTCGGTTGCTTCTTTTGGTGTTGTGGTCATTTGTAAAAAAATAATATGTTTACCTTAATATGATATCAAAATACTGTTTATATGTAAGGTATTATTTAAAACATTCAATAAAAAAGACATTCAATTTTTTCATTCAATTTTTTCATTCAATTTTTGCATTCAATTTATAAGATTAATTTTTTTTTATTTATTATCTATTTTTTTTTTTTGAAAAAATTTTTTTAGTCCTGGAATATTTCTCAATAAAAAAAATTATTGAGAATAGCTAATTAAAAAAATACCAGCTTTTGAAAGCTGGTAATAATTTTTATAAATCTGGGCAGTAATGATCTTTAAGCGGTTTTAAATTTTTACGCCAAAATTTATAAGTTTGTTTAGTCTCAAACCACTGATTTAAAGCTCTTGTTGCTTTTGAAGTAAAAAAAGATTTCTTAGAATCTCTTTTTGCTCCTACATATAAATAATTTAAAATATGTAGAAGTTGAAAAACTGGAATTTCAACAAAGCCAGCTTTAACAAGATCAGTATTAATCTTTTGAACTGTTGCATATGGATTTTCAATTGTATATCCAGAGTTAGGATTCTCTGGATCATGAAATACAACTTTTGTTTTTACTTCTGACATTTTAAGGACTCCTTTTGTTGTAGTTTTTTTATGGTGTAATTAGCATCGGCTAACTCATCGGTTAATTGAATTACTTTTTTTTGTAATTCTTTTATTTTCTCATAGAGATAATAATCTGGATTAATGTACATAATTAAATCTCCTGAAGTAATTGGTGTACTTGTTGTGTCCTTTCTTCTAATCTTGTCGCAAGTGTATTGCTAATTACAATACCTTGCCAAGTTAAAATTAAGAATGAAAAAATTAATAAATAAGTTCTCATAATTTGGAAGGGATAAAAGGAGTTAGTAATAAAACTAACTCCAGATGTAATTTAATCATCTAATACCAACTTGACGTAAGTTGGTATCGAATGGAAGAAATCAAAGTGTTCTGACTCATCCATAGGATGAACTTTTAACCATAGTCTTTTAGACTTTTTCGAGTAGCATTTTTCATATCTAATTTTATTTTTAATTAGATAGTTTTCGTACTCTGGATGGATGCAAGTGTTACCTATCATATCTGAATAGTATCTAAAAGATCATATCCAATTTTGAAAGTTTCCCTAGTAACTCTATCTTTAAAAAATAAAGTGTTAGGCCACTTGGGATGCTTCTCATTTGTTGCTTCGATAAACATCCAATACTTAACCTGATCAGTATCAAATAATGATTCGTCTAACTTATCAAATGCAATTTTAAAAGCTAGTCTTTCATTGTTCGATAACTCCAGATTAATGTAGTCTCGATAATCCATAAAAAGGAAGGGTGATAAATTTTCAAGTTACTTTTTTGATTCTTTGGTTTAGTATTCTCTGGAGTGATGTTTCTAGCTAGCTAGTTTGAATATCAGAGAACTCAAAGTATCAAAAGGTTTAAAATCATATTTTGTACATAGGGAAAAAAGTTTTCGCACGATGTACCAATTATGATAATATACCATATTTATATCATTACATCAAAGTGATATTAAAGTCAAGTTTATTAACAAATATTTCTAACTCCCTTCAGAATCGCTTCAGAGAGGCGATAATTTTGAAGGTACTATTACACCTAAATGCTATTAGAGTGCTATTAGAGAGGCACACAGGCCCATTTGAGAGTATATGGGGGTGCAGTTGCAAAAATTTTTTTGCTATGGCCCAGGCGAGCAACTTAAATATATATCCAAAATCTTCGTTACTTTGACTCAACTTTAATTGAAAGTTCTGGAGCTTGAATGTTTACAGTTTCTACAGATTCACCTATTACTTTGCCTAGGGAGTCTAGTATCTGTGCTGCTGTTTGTAATTGACCTTTTTTAACTGCTTTGTTAAATAAACGTACTCTCATGGCTTGGAGGCGAGGTAACATATTTTCTCTATCTTTATCCCAATCTTCAGTATTCCAATGTTTTACTTTATCCCAATCTTGCCAGGCTGTAGTTTCTGATATGCCTTCAATTTTTGAATGTTCTATTACAAGTTGACGAGTAGTTTGGCCGTCTAATTGTCGTGAGTAAAGACGTTGAGCACGTTCTTGAACCTTTTCTGCTGTTGATCGTGCTACGAATCTAGGTCTACCACGTTTTTTAGTTTGAGCTATTGGAGGAGTAATATCGTTTGGAAAAGTAGAAGAAGCCACGGACTTAATCTGAGAGGGGGTAATAATCGAACTATAACCTAAAAATGCGGAAATAGGCTATAAATAGGGGGTATAAGTAGAAAATTATGTTATTTTTTTGTGTATGGCGGTAAAAAACGGACCAGAAATCAGTTTAAGGTACGCACAAGGGGAGGTATTTAATTGTGATAAAAGATTTCGGGTGTTGGTTGCAGGAAGAAGGTTTGGTAAATCATATTTATCCTGTATTGAATTGCTCAGAGGAGCTATCAATCGACCTGGGGAGGTGTATTTCTATTGTGCTCCTACTTATCGGATGGCAAAGGATATTGCGTGGAAAGAATTAAAGAGATTAACACCAAAGGTTTGGATTCAGAGTAAAAATGAGACAGATTTAAGGTTGGAATTAATAAATGGATCAACTATTGAGTTAAAGGGTACAGAAAACGCAATGGCATTGAGGGGTAGAAGCCTAGCAGGGGTTGTATTAGACGAAGCAGCATTTATGGATCGAGATGTATGGGCAGAAGTAATTAGACCTGCTCTAGCCGATAAACAGGGGTGGGCATTATTTATTAGCACTCCTGATGGTACTGCCAGTTGGTTTTATGATATGTGGTGCTTCTGTGGCGAACAGGAATGGGATGATTGGAAAAGATGGAGTTTTACGACTATTGAAGGGGGTAATGTTGCACCAGAGGAAGTAGAAGCAGCTAGGTCGCAACTTGATGCAAGGACATTTAGACAGGAATTTGAAGCTAGTTTTGAAAATCTTACTGGTTTGGTCGCTGTTAGCTTTAGTGATGACAATATTGATAAAGAAGTGAAAGACCTACATATGCTGCCATTGTTGTTAGGTTTAGACTTTAACGTTGATCCGATGGCTGGAATCTGTGCTTATAAGCATGACAACAATTTGTATGTCTTTGATGAGATCATGCTGACAGGTGGTGCTACCACATGGGATTTTGCTGAAGAGGTTACAAGAAGGTATGGGGTGGATAGAAGAATTATTGCCTGTCCTGATCCTACTGGTAGTGCAAGAAAGACCAGTGGGGTGGGAGTTACAGATCATACGATACTTAGAAGGTCTGGTTTTACTGTTTTAAGTCCAAAAAGTCCGTGGAAGATAAGAGATAAGATTACTGCTGTTAATACTGCTTTGTTAGATGCAAATGGAGATCAGAGAACTTTTATTCATCCAAGATGTAAAGAATTGATAAAAGCACTTAGAACTCTTACATATGCACCAAATACTGGACTTCCTAATAAAAATCTAGGAGTTGACCATGCTTTTGATGCCTTTGGTTATCTTTGTCTACAGCAATTTAATTTGGCAAAACCAGAGACATTAGGGCAGACTGCGTTTAGAATATACTAAGAACTACCTAATTCTTATCATGTACCATTCT